CAATGGGGCATCGAGAATCAGACTATTGGCGGTTCTTATCTCGCTTTCAAATGAGCCGTTGAACACCTGCGACTCAATCTTCGAAAACTTCATATAAGAGATGTTGTTGACCACGGAAGTGGGCACAAGTTTGATATTTCCGAAATACACTGCGTTTGAAGAAGAAGATGCACGAATTGTAAACTCATGCATACCATGTGTCAAAGTTACGGTCCCGGTCAGTAGTTTCCAGTCATTCGTTGTTCCGAGTGTAATTGAAATTGCAATGACAAAGTCAAACTCCACATATAAAATTACTGATGGTGTAGATGCAGTATTTGCGTACATCATCGAAAATGTATATGTCCCGGCAACGCAAAAGAAGCTTTGTCTTAATCGAGCACTTGCTGAACTCGTGCGTACAACGACATTCCCGAAAGGTGGAGGAAATGTTGTTCCTGGAACTGCCAACCCGTTACGCAAATAGGATGTTGTATCAAACCGCCATCCAGGAACATTCATCGGGTTCATTATTTCGGTTCCAGACGAATATGTCGACGGGAAATTTGTGAAGTTACCGTTCACAAACACGTTTGACAAATCCGTTACTGGGATGTTGTAGTAGTTGTTGTATGCGTCTTTGTCTTGCACTGAGACTTCAAATGTCGATGCGATGGTGCTATAAGTTGCAGTGTCTGTGGGTACAAATACGCAGTAAATCACATAGTCGCCAACCGCGTCGTACACGCTACTTGAGATTAATACAGATCCAGAACTATTGTTTTTTCGGAACGTGAACGTTCCTGCGACTGCAGGGGATACGGTTGTCGTCGCCATGAAATAATTAAGGGTCTCGTTCAACACCACATTGATGATCTTTGGAAAGATGATTTGCGGGTTGGGCATTTCCACGGTAAGCGATCGGTTTGTTGACGATGTTAGATAATCAACTGTATCGTATGGGGAAAACACTGTGTACAATGTGTGGTTGCCAACTGGAAGCGTCGTCTCGGGATAAACGCGATTGTTATACAACGGGTCCAAATAATATGCGTAGGAACCGGAAATGTCGGTGATCGTGTTCAAACTTGATCCCAATGGGGTTCCGTAGTAGGTTTTCGAGTTGTCTCCGAAGAGAGCGAACTGACTGAGATTTATCATTTGGCCACTACCAAGTTTCGTACAAACGATTCTGTAAAACATGTACATCTGCGTGTTTCCAGGTACATCAACGTATTGAGTGTTTGGCCATGTCGGTAATTGTGAGTTGGTGACACGGTTGATAGAGTACCATGTAGAACCATTATTGGATCCGAGGAGATAATAATCGAGAGGGATTCTTGTATTCCAATTGATTCTACCGGCGAGACCATATCTTGTTAACCGTATGGGAGATGGGAGTTTGACTTGAATCCACTCACCACTAACTGTTCCGACATTGACAATATTGGTTGTCCAAAAGTAAGTCAAGACGTAGTTTGTGTCGACTGCTCCAACGTAAGTTCCATCGATTGCGTAAGGCACCGATTTATAGAATGGAGTTCCTGCACTAATATATGACCCGTGGTAAAATGTCGATGGGTTGGTATCGAATAAATAATAGATGTCATCATTAACATTTTGTGCATTCGATGATGCGGTGCACTCGTATGTCCCGATCAGGGATCCGGGCTGAGTCGCATTATATGTGTTTGACGTAATCGTTTCGTTTCTCAATGGCAGAAACTGATAGTTCGCCGGGGATACAAATGATAGTGACCGTGCCTCTTTTGTCACTTGTCCGAAAATCACATTGTCAATCGCAGTTATGGATCCGGCGGCGGTTGTTAAACCTTCGATTGTAAGCGTGTTTGCTCCGTTGTTGGTTGAAATGCCGCCGTAAATCACCTTTCTCCAAGTGCCCGATCCAAACATGTTGATATCTGTAATCACCGTGTCGTTAATGCTGCACCGCAAAGTATTGATTAATGTATCTGAAATCGCACATACATAGAAAGACAAGAAGTTTGAGCTGCTCGCTGTTGCAAAAAAGGTTTGTCTGACTTTACCAAGAGTTTCGATGGCAATACACTGTTTTCCACTTGGATACGGTTGAGGAATCGTGGTGTAAGATGAAAAGTTATTGAGAACCCACACGTTGTTATTCACAACCGTCCAGTTTGTGATGGGTGCGAGAGATCGGCTATTCGCGGTTTTGATTTCCGTTTCGAAGACACCGTTTGCAATGAGTGAATTGATTTTGGAAAAACGCACGTAAGTAGCGATGGGATTTGTTACAGGTTTGATGGAGATGTTTTGAAAATAAAATGCACTCGAATTATTATTATATAACCGAAGATAGTGCATTCCCGTGGTTGCGACCGTGAAATTGACAGAAAACTGTTGCCATCCAAGTACCAACTGGGTTGGATTATTTATACCTGCGATTTGGACTCCGTCTATTAATACACTTACCCAATGACCGCTTGATACAAGGGTCGCTACAGGGATGGCTACATGACAAGAAAATGTATAGGTTCCAGCAATACAATAAAAGTACTGGAATACAAATGAATTGATTCGCAAACACTTGGTGCCAAACGGATATGGCAATGACTTCACTACACCATTATTTGATAAATCGACATTGTTGTACAGTATGGTCAAAGCATTGAAACCAATATTCCATCCAGGCACATTTGTCAAACTTGTGGAACTGGTTCCTACTCCGATGGAGGAAGGAATATAATCAAAGTTGCCATTCACAATGAGATTGGTCGGATCGGTTACCGGGATGTTGAAATAGTTGTTGAACGAGTCGATGTCTTGGACATTCACGGTATATGTGGATGAACTCGTATTGTAAATACCGGTAGGGTTCGGCACAAAGGTGCATGAAATCGTATAAGGACCAACCGCATTGTAGCTGGTGTCGGATGTGATTATGGAACCAGATGCGTTCCTAAAAGTGAATGTTCCAGGGACGTTGACAGGAGATAAAGTGACCCTTGACATGAAATCTGCAAGCGTCTCGTTCAATACCACGTTAATCACATTTGGGAAAATGATCTGGGGATTCGGCATTATAACCGAGAAGTTTTGGGGACCTGCAGTCGAATCCGAATCAAAGTTATAGATGTCGATCCGCGTTGATTTAACATACATCTGATAACTGCCGACGGGTAAGGTTGAATCCGCATATACTTGGTTTGTATATTGGTCGTTGATAAAATATGAAAATGTTACGGGAGCATTGCACGTGGCGGTCAGCAACTGGGCCAACGGCGTGCCATATGGTATGGTTGTATTCGCTGGCAAAGTGTATGTCGTGATGCTTGGTGTTCGGGCGATTGATCCGAAGACCACGTTGTCGATCATTGTGATTTTATTGGTGTCTGTACCTTCAATCGATAGCGTGTTTTGTCCAGCAACCGTGGCGATGTTTGTAATAATCTGTTTTGTCCACGTTTGACTCCGAAACATAAGCGAGGATGGGTTGTAAATCACCGTATTGTTCATTTTTACAACAATGGGGTTTCTCGAAGTATCCGTTGTTGAAGTCAAGTAGAAAGACAAATAATTGAAACTACTGTCGATGTAATTGAATGTTTGTGTGATTTTTCCTTGCCCTTCAATTCCAAGACACTGGTTTCCACTTGGATATGGAATTGGTACAGTGGATGAAAATGAAAAGTTGTTAAGTAACCAAACACCAGTGGTGGTTGCAATATTCCAATTCGCCAAAGGGGCATTTAGGGTTCGGGTATTCACAGTTCGTATTTCACTTTCAAATGTTCCGTTAAAGACCTGTGAGTCAATCTTTGAAAACTTGAGAAAAGAAATATTGGTGGCCACGGAAGTTGGAACAATCTTGACATTCCCGAAATATGTACTATTACTGGTAGAAAAAATCTGCAATTCGTGCATACCGGAGGTGGCAAGCGTAAAATCAACTGAGAAGTTTGTCCAGTTTGTTACTTGACCAGTAGTTGCTGTTGTACCAAGAGTCAGAGTTCCGGCGTTTACGTTGTTAATAAAAAAACGAATATAATCACCTTGCCGTGCATAGGTATTCGTGTAAGTTAACGAAGCGGTGTAAGTGCCGGCAATGGCATAAAAATACTGATATATGCTTGCCTGGATGACTCGGATCACAATGGATCCAAATGGTGCTGGGTAACTTGCACCGACAGAAGAAAAATTGTAATCGTTAAAAAACTGATTTGCACCTACGCTCCATCCTGTAATGTTTGTTGCATTTGTTGTCATCGTGCCGGAATAGCTCGACGGGAAATAATTGAAGTTGCCGTTCACCAAGATGTTTGACAAATCCGTTACTGGGATGTTGTAATAGTTGTTGTATGCTTCTTTGTCTTGGACTGACACTTCATACGTGGATGCGATTGTGTTATAGTTTGCAGTGTCCGTGGGTACAAATACGCAGTAAATCACATAGTCGCCGACGACGTCGTATTCGCTGTTCAGGTCTAATACAGATCCATAACTGTCGGTTTTACGGAACGTGAATGTTCCTGCGATCGCGGGGGATACAGTTGTCGTCGTCATAAAGTACGACAAGGTCTCGTTCAACAACACATTGATGATCTTTGGAAACACGATTTGCGGGTTGGGCAGAACCACCGTGAACGATCGGTTTCCATACGAGGGACTGTAATTAACAGTATCGGATGGGTTAAACACAGTGTACAATGTGTGGTTGCCGGCAGGAAGTGTCGAGTCGGGGTATACGCGGTCCAAATACGATGGGTCCAAATAATATGCGTAGGAACCGGAAATGTCGGTGATCGCGTTCAAAGTAGAACCCAAGGGGGTTCCGTAGTTGGTTTTGGAGTTGTCTCCGAAAAGAGCGAACTGACTGAAATTCAACATGTTCATATTGTTTCCATAGATTGATACTTTTGTACACACGAGTCTGTAAAACATGTACATCTGTGTATTGTTTAATACATCAACATATTGAGTGTTTGGCCATGTGGGGATTTGCGAGTTGGTAACACTTTTGATCGAATACCATGTAGAACCGTCATTGGATCCCAGTATATAGTAGTCGAGTGGAAATCTATGACCATTTTGTTCGCGAGGAGCGAGACCATATCTGGTTAACCGTATCGGCGATGGGAGTTTGACTTGAATCCACTCACCGCTTACCGTTCCGACGTTTACAACATTGGTTTTAAAGAAGTAAGCCAAGGCACCAGCGGCGTTGTTTGCTCCACTGTAAAATCCGTTGTTTGCATAAGGCCATGAATAATATGATGGGTTTCCGCCGATAGCAAACGATGTGCTATAATTTGTAGATGGATTGGTATCGAATAAATAATAGATGTCACTGTTTGTAAACACCGCATTCGACGACGCGGTGCATTCATACCTTCCGATCAATGATCCCGGCTGAGTCGCATTGTATGTGTTTGACGTGATCGTTTCGTTTTGCAGCGGTAGAAACTGATAGTCTGTTGGGGATACAAACGTAATCGGCCTCGCCTCTTTTACAACTTGTCCGAACACCACATTGTCGATCGCACTTATGGATCCGGCTGTTAAACCTTCAATTGTCAGGAAGTTTTCGCCACTGATGGTTGTAATTCCGCCGTAAATCACCTTTGTCCAAGTTCCCCAGCGAAACATATTTGTATTCATATCCGCAATCACCGTGCTGTTAATACTGAACCGCAAAATATTGATTGATGTATCTGAAATCGCACAAGCATAAAAAGATAAGAAGTTTGAGCTGCTCGCTGTTGCAGTGAAGGTTTGTCTGACTTTACCAAGAGATTCAATTGAGATACACTGATTGCCACTTGGATAGGGTTGAGGGATTGCAGTGTAAGATGAAAAGTTATTGAGAACCCAAACATTGGTGTTATCCACAACGGTCCAGTTTGTGATGGGTGTGATAGTTCGACTATTCGCGGTCTTGATTTCGGTTTCGAACACGCCATTCAAAATGAGTGAATTGATTTTGGACGGTTTCAAATAGGTGAAGTTGTTGACTGGTTTGATGGAGATGTTTCCCACGTAAAACACAGAAGGTCCTGAATAATCAAGCATTATATAGTGCATTCCAGTTGTCGCAATTGTGAAATTTGCAGTAATCACTTGCCAACCCACAGTTGAACCACCTGTAGAAATTATACGTGTTGTGTCTATGTTCGCCCGAATATACTCAATACCTCCGGTTAATGTAGTTGCACCAAGATACGCACTGAAAGTGTATGTTCCTGCAACACAATAAAAAGATTGATAAATTGCAGATCTTAATCTTATACACTTGGTGCCAAACGGATATGGCAATGATGTAATACCATTATTGTTTGACAAATCGACATTGTTGTACAATCTGGTAGCAGTATTGAAAGTGACATTCCACCCCGGCAAATTTATAAGATTCGTTGTACTTGTTCCTTCAGCGATGGAGGAAGGAATATATTCGAAGTTGCCGTTCACTAAGATATTGTTAGGGTCCGTCACTGGGATGTTGAAATAGTGGTTGAACACATCTTTGTCTGCAACGTATACAGTATATGCGGACGAACTTGCAAAATAACCAACAACACTTAGATAATATGTCAAAATACCTTGTCGCCATGACTCGTCAAAGTACCAACTCTGTACAACGTTTTGGCTGGGATTAAAAAGAGCCCTCGATAATGAATTAGCGATGGAATTGTAGTTAGTAGTCGCTTCAGCAAGTGTGGTGAAGGATTGAACATTGTAACTGCCGTTTGAATGCCACACAACATAGAACTTGGTATCTATAACGTTCGGTACAAAGGTGCATGAAATCGTATAAGGACCAACCGTGTTGTAACTGCTATCGGACGTGATTATGGAACCAGATGCGTTTCTAAATGTGAATGTCCCAGGGACGTTGGCAGGAGATACAGTGACCCTTGACATGAAATCTGCAAGTTTATCGTTCAATACCACGTTGATCACATTTGGAAACACGATTTTGGGATTCGGCGTTATCAATGTGAGTGGTGCATTTGCATACGAGGGTAAGTAATCGATCGTATCTGTCGGTGAAAACACGGTGTACAAAGTGTAATTGCCATCAGAAAGCGTGGAGTCGCCATACACTTGATTTGTATAAGCTGGGTCCAAGTAATATGCAAATGTTCCCGAAATGTCGGTAGTCGCCGTAAGTCTCGAACCCAAGGGGGATCCGTATTCGGTTTTGGAATTGTCTCCGAAAAGATAGAACTGGCTGAGATTAATAATTCCGCCACTTGTACCAAGTTTTGTGCAAACAAGTCTATAATACATGTACATCTGTGTATTCGCAACATCAATATACTGAGTGTTGGGCCACGTGGGCACTTGAGAGTTGGTTACACTGTTGATAGAATACCAGGTAGAACCATCATTGGATCCGAGTATATAGTAGTCTTTCGGGAATCTATTTGGAAAAGTTTCTATACCCAAGAGACCATATCTGGTTAACTGTATCGGAGACGGGAGCTTGATTTGAACCCACTCACCGCTAATCGTTCCGACATTGACAACACTGGTTTTAAAGAAGTATGCCAAGTTGTTATTGCCATCATTCGCTCCAATGTAATTTCCATTGCTTGCGTAAGGGAGTGAATTGTATGCCGGAGTTCCAGCACCTACCGACGACCCGTGGTAAAATGATACTGGGCTGGTATCAAATAAATAAAAGATGTCGACTAACGTGGCAGTCCGATTCGAGGACGCGGTGCACTCATACCTTCCGATCAAAGATCCCGGTTGAGTCGCATTGTATGTGTTTGAAGTCATCGTTTCGTTTCGTAATGGCAAAAACTGGTAGTTTGTTGGCGATACAAACGTAATCGGCCTCGCCTCTTTCGTCACTTGGCCGAAAATCACGTTGTCGATGGCAGTGAGAAAGTTGCCATCCTTCAATCCTTCGATTGTCAGCACGTTTTCACCACTGATGGTTGTAATGCCGCTGAACAGCATTTTTTGCCAACTACCACTATTCAAACTACTTGCGGATGTGGCTAAATTATTGCTGCTGATTTCTAAAATGGTGGTGCTATTGAGTGTAACGCGAATCCCGTTTGCCGAAACGTCGTTGATGCTGCACATGTAAAACGACAAATAGTTCACACTGCTTGCTACATGGGTGAATGTTTGTGTGATTTTACCAAGTCCACCAACGACAATGCATTGATTTCCACTCGGATAAGGATAGGGCAGTGTAGATAAATAGGGAGTGTAGTTATTCAGAACCCAAATGTTGCCCGTCACTGTCGTCCAGTTGGTTAATGGAGCGAGCGTCATGCTGTTCGTGGTTTGCACATCCGTTTCGAATGCACCGTTGAATATCTTGGAACTGATTTTTGAAAACCTCAGGTAGATTGGATTGCTGATGGGTGTTAGTGATAAGTTTGCCGCGTAGAATTGCGAATTTGAATTGGTGGTCATCATAAATCGGTGCATTCCGGTTGTCGAAATGGTTACAGTTTGGGTGTATAATTGCCAGTTTTGTAGATTCGGGTATGGAACGGAAGATCTCAATGTGGATGTTGAAAGTGAATCAACTCCAATATATATGTAATTTGTAGACACACCGGGTGCTGCGTAGTATGCGGAGAACTGGTAGGTGCCAGCATTCGCATAAAACCACTGAAACAAGTAGCCGCCAGTGAAATAAATCACCTTTGTAGTCTTGGTTGCGAAAGGAGGTTCGTATGTAATGCCTGCCGAAACATCCATGTTGTTCACCAAGTGGATGTCGTAAATACTGTATTTGTAAAACGTCCACCCGGGAACATTCGTGGGTGCGGAAACCATGGTTCCTTCTCCAATGGTGGAGGGAATGTAGTTAAAGTCGCCGTTCACCAAAACATTGTTTGGGTCTGTTACGGGGATGTTGAAATAGTTGTTGAACGAGTCTTTGTCGGCGACGTTAAGTGTGATGGTTGCATTGCAAGAATTGTACGCACCACCCGACGCGTCAGTTGGTATAAAGCTGCAAAAAATTGTATAAGTACCGACTGCGTTGTAGGTGTCGGTTGATTTAAGTGTAGTCCCAGAACTGTTGTTTTTTCGGAAAGTGAAGGTTCCTGGAACAGCGGACGATACTGTGGTTGCATTCATGAAACCTTCAAGCTTGTCGCCGAAGACCACGTTGAATACATTTGGGAAAATCACTTGAACAATCACTTGAAGGGAGGTGTTTGCATATGCTACGTTGTAATCTATTGTGTCTGCAGGTGTAAACACTGTGTACAAAGTGTAATTGCCGACAGCAAGTGTTGTTGCTGCCGTAACTAAGATTGTACGCGATTCGTTCAGATAGTAAGCGAATGTACCCGAAATGTCGGTGGTCGCAGTCAAGTTTGCAGCAAGGGGTGTTCCGCCCTTGTTTGTCTGTGGAGGAAACGTGATTGGCCTTGCCTCTTTCGTCACTTGGCCGAACACCACGTTGTCGATCGCGGTTATGTATCCGGTGCTTAGCGGCGACCCTCCTTCGATTGTCAGGAAGTTTTCACCACTGATGGTTGAAATCCCGCTAAAAATCTGTTTTGTCCAGCCACCTGTCAGGAAAGAATAGTAACTGATATCGCAAATTACAGTGCTATTGACAGTAACCTTGATATTGTTCATCGAACCGTCATCTGTACTACCACATACATAAAATGACAAGAAGTTTGAAGTGCTTGCTGTTGCAGTGAAGGTTTGCGATATTTTCGCAGTGGATTCGAGGGCTATACACTGATTCCTGCTTGGATATGGTATCGGAATCCTGAGATTTGATGAGAAATTATTGAGAACCCATGCACTTCCAGTTACGGTCCAATTCGTGATTGGGGTAAGAGACTTGCTGTTTGCGGTTTTGATCTCAGTTTCGAACATCCCGTTTGCAATGAGCGAATTGATTTTGGACGGTTTCAAATAGGTGAAATTGTTGTTCGGAGTAATGGAGATGTTTCCAAGGTAAAATCCTGTGCCTCCCCCTGTCCAAGCCATCCAGAGCGAATGCATACCGGTAGTAGCAATCGTGAAAGTAGTAGATATTTGTTTCCATGCGACTGGTATTTGGTCGCTTCCGAGTGAACTTACAGTTTTTGATTGGTTCAAGTTCATAACTCGAGCGTTATCGATATTTATACCGGCATAGCCTCCCACATCTGGTGCTACAGTTCCAGGATGTATTAGTGTTTTAACCGCAGCATAGAATTTTAAAGTGTACGTTCCAGCAACACAATAAAAATATTGCCACAACCATCCAGTGAGGCCGATACATTTGGTGCCAAACGGGTATGGAAATGCAATGCCAGCACCCAAATTGATATTATTGTATATTGTTATGTTATATCCGGTCCAATATTGTGTTGGCGATCCCCAACTTGTAGAGTACCACCCAGGTAAACTACCTGCGGAAGTTCCTGATAAATACCCGACTGATGAATTGTCTGGAATGGAGGAAGGAATATAATCGAAGTTGCCATTCACCAAGACATTGGATCCATCGGTCACCGGGATATTGAAATAGTTATTGAACAAGTCTTTGTCTGCAACACTAAGGGTGATTGTGGATGAACTTGTATTGTAAATAACCTGATTCGTTGGCACAAAGGTACAGACAATTGTGTAAGCACCGACTGCGTCGTACATGCTACTTGATGTAATTATGGGACCCGAACTGTTGTTTTTCTGGAAGATGAATGATCCAGCGACGACAGGAGAGATGGTAACTCTTGAAATGAAATCCTGAAGTGTAGTGCCAAGGACCACATTGATGACATTTGGAAAGACAATTTGAGGATTTGACGCAATGATGGAAAGAGAGGTGTTTGCATACGAGGGTATGTAATCGATTGTGTCTGTGGGGGTAAAGACCGAGTACAAAGTGTAATTGCTCGCAGGAAGTGTCGAGTCGGGGTAGATGCGGTTGTTATACGCTGCGTCCGTATAGTATGTAAACGTTCCTGAAATGTCGGTACTCGCCGTAAGTCTCGAACCTAAGGGGGTTCCGTAGTAGGTTTTGGAATTGTCTCCAAACAGATAGAACTTACTGAAATTGAGCACCAGGCCACCTGTACCAAGTTTTGTGCAAACAAGTCTGTAAAACGAGTATGCCAGTGTATTTTCTGGTACATCAACATATTGAGTGTTTGGCCATGTCGGTATTGGAGAGTTGGTTACACTTTTGATCGAATACCATGTAGAACCGTCATTGGATCCGAGGATATAGTAATTGAGAGGGAATCTTTCCGGATATCTGCTTCTTCCCATAAGTCCATATCTGGTTAACCGTATCGGAGATGGGAGTTTGATTTGAACCCACTCACCACTAATTGTTCCGACGTTCATAACGTTGGTTGTCCAGAAGTACGCCACAATGCCAGCGGAGTCAGTCGCTCCAATGTAAGTTCCATCACCTGGATAAGGCAATCTATAATATAATGGGGTTCCTCCATAAGTATCCGATGTTGTGTATATTTTTGTCGGATCATTTGTAAATAATTGGTATATATCATAGCCGGATACGGGCCGATTCGATGAAGCGGTGCACTCGTATGTCCCATTCAGGGATCCGTGTTGGGTCGCATTGTACGTGTTTGAAGTCATCGTTTCGTTTCGAAATGGTAAAAACTGGTAGTTTGTCGGGGATACGAACGTGATTGGTCGTGCCTCTTTCGTCACTTGGCCGAAAATCACGTTGTCAATGGCGGTTATGTAACCAGCGATCGGCGACCCTCCTTCGAATGAGAGGCTGTTTTCACCGCTGATGGTTGTGATGCCACTGTAAATCTGTTTTGACCAGCCACCCGTGCGGAAACCAAAATTACTAATATCGCAAATCAGGGTGCTGTTGTTGATGGTAACTTTTAAACTGTTCATCGATCCATCGTTTAACCCACCACATACATAGAAGGACAAGACGTTTGAAGTGCTTGCAGTCGAAGTGAAGGTTTGTGAGATTTTCGCAGTGGATTCGAGTGCAATACACTGATTCCCACTCGGATAGGGTATCGGAATCTTGAGGTCGGTTGAGTAATTATTGAGAGTCCATGCATTTCCAGCATTTGCAGTTACGGTCCAGTTCGTGATTGCAAGGTTCGTTTTGCTGTTTGTTGAAGCGACAGGTGTATCAAACGTACCGTTTGCGATGAGCGAGTTGATTTTGGAAATTTGGAGATAAATTGGATTGGTTGCCGCGGGCGTGATGGACACATTTCCGATGTAAAATGTTTGGGCTCCTGTATATTGCAGTAGAAGTGAGTGCATACCGGTTGTTGCAACGGTGAAGGTCGTAACTACTTGTTGCCACCCGGCCTGTAACATACCAGTCCCAACAAGGGGTCCACTGGTAACAAAGTTTATCAACAATATTGTATTTTTATCAATATACACACCTGCAGATGAACTTGATTGCATAGTTGGAATTGCGACGTATAATTTCAAAGTGTATGTTCCAGCAACACAGTAAAAAAATTGGTAAACTGACGTTTTCAAATTTAAACAAACATTTCCAAATGGGTATGGAAATGTGATTGCACCGCCCAAATTGACATTGTTGTATATGATTGAACTGTATGGACCTCCCGAATATCCCGTTGTTCCATTGCTGCCATTCAAATAATAATTCGAAAAGTACCAGCCAGGTACAGTACTACTCGTAGCCCCCGATTCGTATATAGCGGATGTTGTGATGGTGGAAGGAAAATAGTTGAAGTCACCATTCACCAAAACGTTATTTCGGTCGGTCACTGGTATATTGAAGTAGCTATTGAACACATCAGTTTCCGCTGGTACTACGGAAAGAGTTGTGCTTCCATATGAGGTTAGATAATCAACTGTATCGGATGGGTTGAACACCGTGTACAACGTGTAGTTGCCTACCGGAAGTAATGTGTTTGGGTAAACGCGGTCGGTATACCCTTGGTCCAAATAATATAACGAAGTTCCTGAAACAACACTCGAGTAGGCATTCAGGTTTGCACCGAGAGGCGTTCCATAATAGTTTTTCGAATTGTCTCCGAAAAGATAGAACTTACTGAAGTTTAAAATCCTGCCATCGCTCACCAGTTTTGTACAAACGAGTCTGTAAAACATATACATCTGTGTATTGTTCGATACGTCAACATATTGACTGTTTGGCCACGCAGGTACTTGAGCGTTAGTTATTTGCGAGTTGGTTATACTTTTTATCGAATACCATGTTGTTCCATCGTTGGACCCAAGGACATAATAGTTGGCTGGGAATCTGTTTGGTAAATTTTGTCTTGCCGCGAGACTATATCCGGTTAGTTTTATCGGCGATGGGAGTTTGATTTGGACCCACTCACCGCTCACCGTTCCCACGTTGACAACATTGGTTGTCCAGAAGTGCGTCAAAATACCACTGATGTTGTTTGCTCCACAGTAAGTTCCATTTTGTAAATATGGTTCTGAATAGTAGAATCCACCTCCGTTAAACGCCGAGTGGTAAAATGTCGAGGGATTGGAATCGAATAAATAATAGATGTCGCTGTTTGTAAAGACCCCGTTTGTCGATGCGGTACATTCATACCTTCCGATCAGCGACCCATTGCCGATTGCTGTGTATGTGTTAGAAGTCATCGTTTCGTTTTGGAGTGGCAGATATTGGTAGTTGGTAAGTGGACCAAATTGCACATTTACTTGCTCTTTTGTCACTTGACCGAAAATCACATTGTCGATTGCACTAATATACCCCGCGATCGTCGACCCTCCTTGGATCGTCAGGATGTTTTCACCGCTGATGGTTGAAATCCCGCTAAAAATCTGTTTTGTCCAACCACCGGATCGGAAAGCTAAATTACTAATATCACAAATCAGGGTGCTGTTGTTGATGGTAACTTTTAAACTGTTCATCGATCCGTCGTTCAAACTACTGCATGCATAAAATGACAAGAAGTTTGAAGTGCTTGCTGTTGCAGTGAAGGTTTGCGAGATTTTCGCATTGGTTTCGATGGCGATACATTGATTTCCACTTGGATAGGGTATGGGAATCTTGAGGTCAGTTGAGTAATTATTGAGGGTCCATGCATTTCCAGATACGTCCCAATTCGTGATTGGGGTAATAGACTTGCTGTTTGTTGAAGCAACAGGTGTTTCAAACGTACCGTTTGCAATGAGCGAATTGATTTTGGAAAATCGGAGATAAATCGAATTGGTTGCGGCGGGGGTGATTGAAATGTTTCCGATGTAAAAAGTTTTATTTCCGGTATATTGTAGTAAGATTGCATGCATGCCGGTGGTAGCAACCGTGAACGTTACAGATACTTGTTGCCATACCCCGACTTGTAATGCACCAGTTCCAAGTGTGGAGGTTCCGTTTACGTTTAGTGTCCGATTCTTATCGATGTTTATAATGAATGTCTCACCGTGTGATGTCGTAGTTGCAACAAATAATTTCAAAGTGTATGTTCCAGCAACACAGTAAAAATATTGGTAAAGTGAGGTATACAGTTGTAAACAAACATTTCCAAATGGGTATCGAAATCCGTTTACACCACCACCCAATCCCAAATCGACGTTGTTTAAAATTGATGAAGGACTATAATCCCAGTTTCCCCATTGTAATATACCAGATGTACCACTAGTTATATAATATTTAGAAAAGTACCAACCTGGTACAGTATTACTCGTAGCACCCGACTCAAAAACCGCGGATGCATTTGTTCCGATGGAGGACGTAAAATAATTGAAGTCACCGTTGACCAAGACATTGGATCCATCGGTCACTGGGATGTTGAAGTAGTTGTTGAACAAGTCTTTATCTTGCACCGAGAGGGTGATTGTCGCAGTGGAAGAAGCGTACGAACCTGTTGCTGTAAAGCTGCAGTAAATCGTATAAGGACCGACTGCGTCGTATTGACTGGTTGGTTGTAACTGAGTCCCAGAACTGTTGGTTTTCCGGAAAGTGAAGGTTCCTGTGGCTGCAGCAGGAGAAACAGTAGTCAACGTCATGAAGTTCGACAGTGAGTCGTTCAACACCACGTTGATAATGTTTGGAAACACGATGTTTGTAGATGTTGCCATTTTATATAGTATAGGATTTCATTATTTTTTTGCGAAAAATACATTTAGTAACAACTGAGCCGAGCCCGCAGTTCCTTATACCTAAATCCATTATAAGGAACCCAAGGTTTCCTTATACTCGCTACGCTTACTCCTTCCTTAAAGGAAACCAAGGTTTCCTTTTGATCCTTCCTTATACTCGCTACGCTTACTCCTTCCTTATACTCGCTACGCCTTACTCCTTCCTTAAACTTGCGTAGCCATCGGCTACAGGTACGTCGCCTTACTCCTTCCTTTAATTCTTAGTAATGCCATTCACCCATTGTTCCATGTTTAGCTGCATTATCGAATAAACCGATCGAGTATTCATTCATTGTGGATGCAGTTTTTCTGTCTAAATACACATTTGGGATTTCTATTTGGTTGGGGTTCAACTTTGCGAAATGCAATATTAGCATGGGTTGGCTCGGAGAATTGTAGGGTCCAAATCGCGTTCCACAAATAGTCATGAAAAAAACTTTATTTTTTCGAATCTGAAAAATTATAGTGTACGTCATCGGTTTAAAAATTTACTTTAATAACATTCGGTATAAGTGGTTTGCAAAACAAAATGTTTGTTATACACTGCAAAACATACGACAAATCAAAATGTTTATCGTTTGGATTATATCGTATTATTGTTATATTTCTGTCTAACAAGTATTGTTCTCGGGTTTGTTCGTATGTTTCACATCTGTCTTTGTGATCATTTTCGTCGCATTCTATTGCCAAATTGAAGTCTTCAAAAAATAAATCGATATAATATGTCCCAATTTTTTTTTGACGTTTCATTTTTAATGCTTGCGAAAATGAGTTCTCTATAAAACCGATCGTTTGTGTTTCGATTGACATAACCAAGTTCACATGTCCGCAATTTTCATTTATTTTTTTTACATATCTGTTTTTTAAGTTATATGTATTTTGAACCAGTTCGAATGCTTCAGTGGTCAACAAGATATGTATGATATTGTGACCACCTCTCTGATTTATTTTATTAGTTTGTTGTTGTGTTTTTTCAATAAAATGAACCCCTTTTTTCAAATTCTTTTTGATGTATGTGGTTAAGCATACTTTTTGTGTATTAAATTTTTGGACAAGTTCATCCAGATTTTTAGTGAATTGTTCTTCCATTTATTTTATGATGTATCATAAAACAATATGTCAAAGTGTGCAAGCAAAGATCGGAATAACAATCCGTGTAGAAATTGCACCGAAGATGGTAGCAAATTTTGCAAGAACCACCAGTATATGGTCAATTACACACCCGAAATGCTTTGTGCCCTACAGCTATGCAAAGGGTGTAATAAAATGTATTACTTTGAAGGTAATGTAAAACAATGTGTAAAATGCAGTGAAAGAGGCAACGAAGTCCGCACAAAGGCAAAGGAAACCGTCGTGTTGTGCAAATCCGATGGATGCAAATACAAACGTTCAACTCAAAATATTTACTGTGGTCTGCATCAACTTTGTTTATTTGTTGACGAATGTGAAAACGAAGGCGTACGACCATGTACAAAATATCTGAAGGGATGCAGAACCAAACTCGGCACCGACTATGCAAATAAGAGTTGTCAAGAATGTTTACAAAAAGAACGCGATCGAGACAAGGCAAAACGATCATCTGTGTCTTGCGAAGTTATCGATGGAATGAAGCAATGTTCTGTTTGCTGCAAATCGAAACCATCTGCGGATTACTTGGGTAAAGGGAACGGCAGTTCCCTTTTGATCCCATGCTTTGATAATGTAAATGAAGTGCCGAATTCAGATCTAAGGAAGGATCCAAAGGAAACCTTGGTTTCCTTTAATAATGTAAATGAAGTGCCGAATTCAGATCTAAGGAAGGATCCAAAGGAAACATTTGTTTCCTTTAAAACGTGCAGCCAATGCCGCGACGAATTCAAGAGACAAAACGAAAAACGCGACAAAGAACATGTGAGAGAACTGGATCGGATCAATTCGAAAAAACCTGAACGAGTTGCGACAAAACATGCTTGGGAAGAAGCGAATCCTGAAAAGGTTGTATTGAAAACGTTGAACTACCGAGGAAGACAGCACAACGAAAATCAGGAACAGTATTTGAAGCGAAACGCAGAAACAATGGCGAATTGGCGTGAAAACAATCCCGAAAAAATGAAAGAGATGAATGATGCTCGTTTAAAAAATGTTCAGATAACTTTTAATCACTACAAATATGACTGTACCATAAAGAGACGATTGTTTGAACTTTCATTTGAACAGTTTGAGAGCACTGTAAAAAACCCCTGCTACTATTGTGGCATCGTTCAAGACAAAGGATTCAATGGAATTGACCGGATGGACCAAACTCAAGGATATGTCATTGAAAACTGTGTCAGCTGTTGCAAGTTATGTAATTTCATGAAAGGTGCGGTTGATAATATTACATTTTTGCAAAGAGTTGAACATATTCTCAAACATAACAACATGATACCATGTGGATACTATTATCCATCTGCTTTTCAAAATCACAAGTCATTATCATACTCGGAGTATAAAAGAAACGCAGAAGCGAGAGGGTACTGTTTTGAGATTTCGATTGAAGAGTTTAATGCAATCATTTTGGAGAATTGTTATATTTGTGGGAAAAAGAATCATGAAAATCATACAAATGGAGTCGATCGATTTGATAACGAAGTTGGATACACATTTCACAATTCAAATGCATGTTGCAGTGAGTGTAATTTCATGAAAAAAGACACTGAATATGATTTGTTTATGGATCAGCTAAAAAAAATTTATGAGTGCTCTTCCCAAAAAGAAATGGCGAAACCAAGCGTTACTGTTACCAATATACTTTCACCAAATTTAAACAAAATGACTACTGATGAAGTCAATGAACATCAACATGAGCAGATGCAACTGAAACGAAAGGCCATGCGTGAAAAGTACACAGACCAAGAATTCTTGAAAAAACATGCAAAAGAAGTCGTTGAGAATCGTCGAAACATTTGATAAAAATTGGTTTTTTTTATATCAAATTAATTAATTAATTAAAAAAATTGTGCAATGAATTTAAGCTCTTATACCGGTTTCTAACAAATAAGCATTTCCTCTTATTTAAACCTTGTGCTTTTTGAATGGGCACAACACCCTCTCGAGTGGGGATAGACTATATCTTATGCGATCATCGAAAATGATTAATTTTCTCACGCCCATCAGCATTTAGTCGTTGAACCGCCTTCATATCCTTATCATATCGGACTTAGAAGACTGGCTGCGGATTGCCCTATAATATAAAACTTTTTACTGTACCTTATGTTGTTATCATAAGCCACTGCATAATTTCTTACACAGTTTAGTATTTTATACCTTGAGGGGTTTCCCGCAATTTGGAGATGTTGCCTTGTTTTACCAAGACTTGCATATCTTTTGGATACACATTCATTCTCATTATTTTAAGTTTATTGCAGTCAACTTAAAAATTTAAGAATACGCTACGCCGCACATGCCTGCCATCACTCTCAACACATTGTAAGAGTAGGCATAGACACGAACCTTGGCGGTGGAAGTTCCGGAAACAGTTCCAGAGGACAGCACCAACTGGAGAGTGGCGTTATCGATTCTGGAGAAGTTGCAGGAACCGGATGGCTGATGTTCCTCAGGCCTGAGGGCGAAGGAATAAACGTTGATGCCGGTGTCGGGAGCACGGGTGTGGTGCTGGAAGGGCTGAACAACGTCGAAGTAGGATCCCTCTCTCTCGGAGATGCGGTCCTGGCCGTTGAGCTGCAACTTGGCAGTGACGACGGGGTTCTCGCCCCAGCAGTGGAGGTTGAGGGCAGTCTCGGCCAAGACGAAGGTGCCGGCATCGGACAACATGGAGCCGGTGGGGGCACCAGCGTCGCCGAAGACACCGCCAGTGGGGTGCCAGTCCTGTGTGGAGCTGGCTCCGCCAGAGACGAAGCCATCGATGGCACCGGGCATCTGGAAAACACCTCCACTAATGAAGGCGTTGGTACCAGAGGTCTCAGCGGGGCCGCCGAAGACGTGGATCGAGGGGGGGAGAGCATCAATGGCATCGGTGTAGTTGAAGGGCTGGGCACCGAGGACCTTGAAGAGGGTACTGTTGCCCTCGAGGGAGGCACAGTAGTCGACGTTGGCATCGGGCTGGACAACCCAGATGAGCTCCTTGCAAGGGTGGTTGAAGTTGATCTTGATCTTGTTTGAGGAAGATCCGACTGACTCGTCACCAGTGTACTGGAGCTGCTCAATGAGGTACTCATGGGGGTTCTGGGCCATCTTTCTTCGCTCGTCAGTATCCAAGAAGATGAAATCAACGTAGATAGAAGCGGCGACGAGGGACTGCTGGTAGGCAGTAGTGACAGCCTGGGAGGAAGTGCTGCTGATGGCAGTCAAATCCTTAACAGCCCACAAGCACTCACCAATAGGTCTGAAATCGATGTTAATCTTGACCTCGTGATACTGGAGAGCAACAAGGGGAAGAGCAAGACCGGGGTTTCGGCAAAACCAGAAGAGGAGGGGGATGTACAAGGTGGTCTCAGGAAGGGCCTTTCTGGGGGCACAAACCTGACTGGGGCCACCAACAGCGGCACAAGGACCATTGATCTCAGCGAAAGCGGGATCAGTGATGTATGTGAGCTGAGTGGTGTGGCCAATCATCTTGTAGTAACCAGCCTGCTGCTCGGCAGACAAGGTAAGCTGGTTCCAGATGTGCATCCAGTCACCATATTGGCGGTCAATTCTCTGACCACCGATCTCGACCTCGACCTGAGCGATGAGCTGCTCGCCGGGGTAGTCCAACCAACGGGCATAGACAGAGCCGGAAGTGCCCTGGTTAATCTCGGGGAGAGTAACCTGAACGTAGGTGCGGTAAGCAAGATCTCCGTTTCTGGAGATGGTGCAAGAAACACGGCGACCAAAATCAGCCTGACCGTTGAAGGTCTGCTCGATGGACTCCATGGCAAAGTTGGTGTGGCGTCTGTAAGACACCTTCCAGAAAGTGATCTCGGGGTTTCCTGTAAGGAAAACGTCTTGGGCGCCGTAGGCGACTAATTGCATCAAAGCTCCTCCCATTTTTTTATATAATCTAAAAACATAATTCTTCCTAAATATAAGCGTATAACACGCGGGTTTCTACATGTTTCGAAAACGGTTGTACACATGTATATTACACGTCCTACACCAATCTAGACAAATATTTTCGCAAATATGTATACCATATGTAGATGGAGTTTAACCGTGGTTTGCCCCCCGATTTTATATTTAGGGGGTAATTTATAGGGGATGCCGACCATTTGTAAAAAGGACACTTGTCGAAACAATGCGGTTTATGGATATTGTTTTGGGAAACCCTTGTTTTGTTTACACCATCGAGAATCGGATAGTAAAAATGTGAAAAAGATGTGTGTCTCTCTTGTCGAACTGCCATCATTGAGCAAATCATGTTCGCAATGTTCTTGTACAACCATTTTACCGAGGTTTAAGGGATTCTGTAAACGATGTTATGTGAAGACGTTTCCGTCCGATCCGCTTTCTCTGCAAACCGTTTACAAATGCAAAGATGACGTGATCCAAAAATTCATCGATTCCAAATTTGATGGGTTTGTGCACAGGCAAGGATCAAGTCAAATCCAAATCGGTGATACTCTCCTTCAAATCGTATATGATAATGAAACACAAGACCAAGACAAAAACATAGTTATTAAGTTTAATCCCAATAAATATGCGACCTGTGGCGGTTCATATGAGAACCCCATGTTATATACTCGATTGCCCCATTTGGAAAAGGAGATTGCGAGACAGTTTGAGCGAATCATGAATGGATTGGAAAGAGAAAACTCGGAGATGTTTTTATGAACCGCACGGTGGTGGTCTATGAACGGAATATATACTTGAAGACACTTGTCTTAAATCCATTGAAATTGCTTGATGACGCCACCGTATATGCACCAAAGTTCTCCACATATACCCACTCCCCAATCGCCAATTCAGGGAGCATGATCTCGTCAGAAATTAAATCAATCGAATCGCATGTCGGCCCAAAGAGTCGGCTTTTGTGCACCTTGTCGTTTCTCTCGTTAAAAGGTAAAACAGTTGGACTGTGGTGATCAAAATATATGCACCCAAAGGATCCATAAATCCCGTCGTTCAAATAGTAAATAATCGTTTTCTCTCCAGTGTGCTCGTCGATCAGTTTCTTTTTACCAATCACATTCAACACCAGCGTGTGACTCGACTCGGCGAAATATCTTCCAGGTTCTGCAATAAATTGAATGTTTCCATGATCCGTCGTGAAAAACTCTTCGATGCCCAAATTGATTTGTCTCGCAATGTCTTCAAACTTCACATCGCGATCAATCCCAGGAAACCCGCCACCAATATCAATGGTTGTGATCTCGATCCCGATCTGTGTTGCAATATCAACCGCATGTTTGCATTCGCGAATTGCCTCGTAAAAGGTTTCCGCGGACGAACATCCGCTTCCCACGTGGAAACTGAACCCAATCACGTCGAGTTTCAATGTTTTCACAATCGTCAATAGTTCTTCTACTTGGCTCAGTTTACATCCAAACTTCTTGTTAAACTTGCATTTGCTTTTGCTGTCGTCGACCGCCAACCTCAGAACCAGTTTCGCATATGGATGGTAGAGTTTGATTTTATAAAGCTCTTCTTCGCAATCAAATGTCATCAAATCCACGTCGTTCGCTCTTGCGTACCGAATTTGCGAGGACATCTTGCAAGGGTTCGCAAAGATGATGCGGGATGGGTCTTTCGTGATTTCGATCACCATCTTCATTTCGTTTTCGCTGGCACAATCGAAATTGCATCCGAGAGACGCGAGTGCGTCCAAAATCACGGGATTAGGATTGCATTTTACTGCATAGTAAGGATGCACCGTGGGCAAATATTTGAACCAGGTGGTGTATGAATTCATGAGTGCACCGAGATCGATGATATAAAATGCACGTTCGCTTTGATTGTCTTCCAAGAAGTCGTTGATGATGTCGTAGGTGTCTCGATCACTTCCGTAGAACTTAACATCGTATTTTTGTAAAAGAGAGTTGTCAAGGGTTTTTTTGACGTCGATCGATTCCATTCTAATCCGTATAATAGATTTTCTCTTTATATACGAAATCTATAAAGAAGAGTTTTCAGCAATGAATTTCTCTAAATAGTCTTCCATAAACACCTCGCGTTTCTCGTCGTGGGACTTTTGGAATATGTATTTGTCGTCACGTTTTTTCACTTTCCACCCATTTTCGACGCATTTGAAAATAAAGAGCATCTTGTGAAATGTTTTTGCGTCTATATTGGATGTATCGATGTTGGATTTGATCATTTTAGTGGTGATTTTAAAATAGAAAATGATTTGATTTTTTTGTTCTAAACTAAAGGAAACCTTAGGTTTTCAGACCTTTGGTCTTATGCCTTTAAATCCTTCCTCTTAGACTTGAAGGTTTTATTGAAGATGTCATTGAAGATGTCATTGAAGGTTTTATTGAAGATGTTATTGAAGGTTTTATTGAAGGTTTTATCAAAACAAATGGCAAAATTCAACATTTTGTCCTACATCCATCGAGAGTAAAAAATAATCAAAACTGTGAGCAATGCGTGATTATGGATAATATAAAAATCTACGTTTTATATTATTTAGGAATGACAGATCCACTTTTGACCGAAGACACCTCGCGTTACGTTATGTTCCCAATTCAGGACGAAGACATCTGGAAAATGTACAAGAAGCAAGTAGACTGCTTTTGGCGTGCCGAAGAGATCGATTTGTCCAAAGATTTGAGCGATTGGGCAAAACTCAACGACGAGGAACGATATTTTATCTCGATGGTTCTCGCGTTTTTTGCAGCCAGTGATGGAATTGTTATGGAAAACTTGGCTACCCGATTTATGGCGGATGTCCAACTCTCAGAGGCACGGGCATTTTACGGTTTTCAAATCGCCATTGAGAACATTCACTCGGAGATGTACAGTCTCTTGATCGAAACCTACATCAAAGACAAAAACGAAAAACACCGACTGTTCAATGCGATCAAAACCTGTCCTTCCATTACCAAAAAAGCAGACTGGGCTCGTAAGTGGATCGGTTATACTAACGAAGACAAATCGTTCGCCACGCGATTAATCGCATTTGCGTGCGTCGAGGGCATCTTTTTCAGCAGTAGTTTTGCCTCCATTTATTGGATCAAAAAACGCGGACTCATGCCTGGACTGACCCTTTCGAACGAATTCATCAGCCGCGATGAAGCGTTGCATACCGAGTTTGCAATCCTTCTCTATTCAAAGCTGCACGTAAAACTGGCAAAGCCGCAGATCGCTGAGATCATCAAGGAGGCCGTCGAGATCGAAAAGGAGTTCATCACCGAATCGTTGCCGTGTCGCTTGATTGGAATGAACTCGAAACTGATGAGTCAATATGTGGAGTTTGTCGGTGACCGTCTCTGCGTTCAATTGGGAATTGACAAGCTGTATAACAGCTCAAATCCGCTCGATTTCATGGAGTTGATTAGTTTAGAAAGCAAGTCGAACTTCTTCGAACGCACTGTGAGTGAATATGCTCTTGCGAATAAAAGTGTTTCAAGTGATGTGTTTGATATGATTTGTGAGTTTTAAAAAAAAAAATAATTACAAAAGAAAAGATATTTATAACTGCATACGTGTGTTGTTATATGTACTAATATTGACTGACTTATCCAACTTGAGATAGATAATGACATAGTTCGTCAAAACACGCTTCGTAGTTATTCCACAAGGTTCCGCCGGTTCGAATCGTCACGGTATTTGTATGGATGGAAACGTCAAATGTCGCGGGTTCCTCGGTTGCATATACTTCTATGATGTATTTGAACACTTTGATTCGATGAATCTCTACACCGGTGACGGCATGAAGACGTTGTGACCAGTCTTCAAAACCATCGTGGTATGTACTTTTCCACATAAACGTCTTGATCTTGTCTTTTATGTCGTCCAACGACTGGAATCCGGAAATCTTTGCATTTTCAATAAGTCTCTGGGGATCCATTGATTTATGACGTCTTATAGCTGATACCAATATATTTTTTACCCCCCTTGATAATATCTTCATCATTTTGTATAATGACTCCAACAAAAAAACGAAAACATGTAAAATCGAAAACACAAAAACGCCAAACCAAAAAAGATACGATCCTGTTTTTTGATGACGACTACAACCGAAACATAAAACCATTTAGAGACATGTTTCCAAAGATAAAATCTATATACATTCTTCCAGACAAGCCATACAACCAAATCTTGAATGACAAACCGGATTTTTATTATCCAATCCTGTTTTCTAAAAAATACAAAGACAATCGATATGCACAACAGATTGCCAAAGGAATGGACATGAACCATTCCGCAAATCTTTGCAATCAATGTGCACTTCGAACAAGCCAAGGCATTACCATCTCTCAAACCAAAGGTATTATAAAATGGGCAAACGAATCGTCGCCAAAAAAGGAACGATGCGTTTTGTTTGATTTGGATAACACGTTGTCTATATGTCAATTGATTATGATACCCAACTATCCCACACAATGTCAAGATGGCAAATTCAATGTCGAAGAAATCGCTCAATATATTTCAGGAACCGCCGAACGATATGATGCTTTATTGTTGATGTTTTTTCATTTACGCAAGAATGGAATCGCATGCAAGATATTTACAAACAACAGTTGGGCAGACAAAATCGACGAAAAAGGCTTCGAGTTTTTCTTGAAAATCATGCAGGCATTTGATCCAAGAATGAAGGAGGAAGATATCATTTATGGACATTATGATAAAGTTGCCACCTTCAAAAACTCAAAAGAATTAATGCAAATGTATAATAATAATCACTAAAGATATTTTCGAAAGAGTTTGATGAAATTGCGGATCGAGATATCTTTTTGTTTTTCATCGCCGATCTCGAGATTGAACTCGGTGATATCGAGGTTGATCAGATTTGTCTTTTTCATGATTTTATCAAGAATCGGTTTCATAGCATCCACGCGGACCCCGCGATTTGCAACCGTCCCTGTACATGGCATTTCCGACGGATCGATCCCATCCACATCGAAAGACAAATGCACTGGATCTTTGCCTACAAATGCCCGAATCATATTGAACGCGGCATCCGGATCTTTGTTTATATCGGCACTTTTGATGAACTTGATGTTTTTCTCTTTCAACACTTGTTTTTCACCCTCATCGAGATCCCGAATGCCCAAATATAAAATGTTGTTAAATGCGAGCGTCGGAATGTTTTGTAAAAATGGGAACAAGGACAAATCGCGATCCAGTCCGGTCAAAAATGCCAGCGGCATGCCATGAAAGTTCCCACTCGGAGAAGTCTTTCGCGTGTTTATGTCTCCGTGAGCATCGAACCAGATCACCTTAAGGTTCGGTCCGTGTTTTTGCAAAGATGCTGCAACAGTGGCGATGGCCATCGAGTGGTCTCCTCCAATATTGATGGTCGGATATTCCAAAGCGGTTTTCATGTTTGCTCGATAGAGTTTCATCAAGTTGTAAGACAACATGGTTTTGACAGGGGATCCTTCGTTTTTCGTTTGCACAAGTATCGAGTTTTGTCTCTTTTCCGACTTTTCAAAGATATATCTGCTTGTTAAATCCACACCGGGTCGTTTTTGTCCAACCGAACTTGGGAAATAGATGCGAGCCATTATTGACATTATTATATATATGTATACAAATACAAATATATATTTATTTATTCAGTTGAATTATGCATAATATACGGGAAATGCATCGATGTCCATCACGTCCATCACATCACCGACTACTACATACTTTGAAAAGATGGGGGTTTTCAATTGATCTCTCGGGACAATGTTGTTGACTGTGCGTGCAATCATCTTGTATAACTTGAAATCCAGGTATCTCTCTTGTCCACTTGATTTGTAAAGGACACTTTTTCCGAAATCATCATTGCACCAACTGTCAACCAGTTTTTGTAGAGGGGTTTTCAAATCTTTGCTTCTACAGACAAAATCGAAGATGGAGCAACCAAGGCGGCACAAATCGAAACTGGGATTTGGATCGATTCTCGGTTTATTGGCATTCATAAAAGGTTCGCAATTGTATTGAGTGGAGGCGTCTCCCGAAGGTGCGAAACTATCACTGAAAAACGTTTTACTACCGAACTTGTAGATGGATCTTCCGAAATCGATCAACTTGAAAATGCGGCCATTTGTGGGGACTTTATAATTGATACCATCGATCTTGTAGTATAAGAACTCGACGTCTGTTTCAATGAACATCACGTTGTTTGTGTGTAGATCATTGTGTGTAAAGTTAAACATCTTTTGATATGTAGCCAATATCAAGGTGATTTGCATCAGAGCATCGATGAATTGTTCGTCGTTAAGTTGGCGTTGCATAATCAGTTTATCAAAGGTTCCCGTGCATTTCTCTTGGAAAATCAGTTGAACTGGGAACTCATTCAAATAACTGAACATTTGTTCTTCGTCTTCATATTCGGATCCAGATTCAGATTCAGATTCAGATCCCGATCCAGATCCAGATCCCGATTCGGTCTCCCAATCAGAACCCTTGCTCTCGTCATAACTGCTTTCGCTTTCACTATTATCACTTTCACTGTCACTACTACTATCGCTGTAGCTACTTTCACTTTTGTCTTTCTCTTTCGATTCATACTCGACCTCCAATCCAGACGCATCTTCTGTGTTCTCAACGAGAGAATCGGGAGACAGGTTTTCAAAATCAAGTACAATCGCATTGTCCGCATCATCAATTGCCAGTTTGATTTTATTCGATCTTGAACCTTCACCAGAAGACTTGTTTATAATGGACGATGCCACGGGATCAACCGTAAAATACTTGTTCATATTGTTTACAAAATAGGGGCAATTCATAACAAAATCCAAATCATCGGCAATATTGTACCGAAACTTTCGCTGAACCCCCATGAAGGACCCGTAATATTCAATCCCGTGAATCCACCCATGTGTCTCCTTCATCATCGAAGTCAAGTATGAAAAGAATCCGTCGACGTAAGATGCATTGTTCACGTCCATCAGTTTAGACAAACATGTCTCATTGAACTTGGGAAGGGTTCGAGTAACCTCTGTTTCAAGATTGTATTTGCCCCGCAAAAAATGCAAAGGATCGAGGACCGGCGAGTATTTCACAAAGATCGGTTTTTCAATCAGCAAATCTGAAGAAGCGGCAGTGTCATAGACGGTTTTCAAATCATGCACTTGATATCGATGGTTTAAAGCAATCTTGTTGTAGTTCTTATCATCCATTTCGAAAAATCGGGTATATGTGGGTAGATAAGACTGCAAATCGCGGATCTCGAAAGGGTTGTAGTCATTGTCTTGCGAAGATTCATGTTTCGCCGATTCTAAATCAAACTTTTTCACTTTCTTGTAGTTAATGCTAAACATTATATTTTATTAGATATCTATTTTAGTAAAATATTGAACTAATCGGTTTAAGTATCTATTTATAATATTCTACTTATTTATAAAAAATGACACTGGAGTTGAAAAAATTCGATATGAGATCTATTACCTTTGATCCGAAAGAGAACAAGGGTCCTGTAATTGTCTTGATCGGCCGTCGTGACACGGGTAAAACATTTTTGGTAAAAGACTTGCTATATCATCATCAAGACATCCCCATCGGCACTGTGATGTCCGGGACAGAGGCAGGTAACGGCTTTTACGGCAAACTCGTTCCTAAACTCTTTATCCACGAAGAATACAACAGCATCCTTATCGAAAATGTTCTCCGAAGACAAAAGGCAGTAATGAAGCAGTGCCAAACCGAAATGGAAACCTACAAAAAATGTTCGATCGATCCGAGGACGTTTGTGATTCTCGATGATTGTCTTTACGACAGCAGCTGGACCAAAGACAAGTTGATGCGTGCACTGTTTATGAACGGAAGGCACTGGAAGATCATGTTAATCATCACTATGCAATACCCATTGGGTATTCCGCCAAATCTCCGCACCAATATAGACTACGTTTTTATTTTGCGAGAGAATTATTTGTCAAATCGTAAAAAAATATGGGAGAACTATGCATCGATGTTTCCGACACTGGAATCATTTTGCTCGATTATGGACCAAACGACTGAGAATTACGAGTGCATGGTGATTTCGAACAACTCCAAGTCAAACAAGATCAATGATCAGGTGTTTTGGTATAAAGCGGAGAACAGACCTGACTTCAAACTTGGTGCGAAAGAGTTTTGGGAATTGTCGAAGAATCTAACCGACGATGATGGGGATGAATATGACCCGAATGCGAAAAAGAAAGCGAAAGGACAGAACATTATGGTGAAAAAGACCACTGGGAAATGGTAAGCAAAATCCATAAAATCTTGCTTATCCAACTTGATAAGCAAGATTTCTTAAACAAGATGAATCCATAAAATCTTGCTTCTCAAGTTGGAGAAGCAAGATTTCGTAAACAAGATAAAATCTTGCTTCTCCAACTTGGATAAGCAAGATTTCTTAAACAAGATAAAATCTTGCTTCGCAACTTGGATAAGCGATCAAAAAACATCATATTGGTAATTAATAATCGCTTAATAATATATTAAGCAAAATCTTGCTTAATAATTCATTAAGCAAAACAAACTTAATACTTTTAATAATTATTATCAAAAGCATTATTTATTTTCTCCCTCTTGATCGAGGACGCGATGATCTTTTCTTTGAAGAACGTTTTGGTTTCTTTGAAGAAGAAGAATCCTTCGATTTACGTTTTTTTTTCGACTTTAACAAATGGTATGCACCAATACCCAATGCAGCCGCACTAACACCCAATGCAGCAGTTGTTCCATATTTTGATAAAAAATTTTCAGAGACTTCGGTTTTATTATTATTCTCAGTTATATTATTCTTAGTTATATTATTCTCAGTTATATTATTCTCAGTTATATTTGTATCTTTCGTTCCATCATCGTATAATATAT